CCGCATTTAAGAACATGTTCAGTAGAGTAAAGTTATGGAATGAGAAAGACGTAGAACTCAATCAATACAATCTAGAAGATTTTCGAGATGAAATTCTAGAAATCATTAGATTGTCAGTAGAACGGGTACCCTTTAAACTGTTTAAAACCCTTATCAATCCGGCTATCAAAGAAATCTTAAAGAATGAACAGTTAAAGGACATATTGGAGAAGATCAAGGCTGAAATCAAAGAGAGTGGTTCAAAGAAAGACTTTGCAGTGTTTACTAGGTACTTCTATACTAGAACTGTTTAAGATACGGAGACTGGCAGGAAGAAACCCAGCGGAAATGAGGTTAAAGATCTTGCTGCCCAGAGCAAAATAGATTTAGGTATCAAAGATCTTTACATCCTTTCATAAGTTGATCTAGGTTTCTGTACATGAATAACCCCTAATCAATGAAAGTTACATTCTTAGAAGGAACTGAAGTGGTGATTTGGGTCTTAAAAGACCAAACAGAGGTGAAATCCATGCCATTGAAGTCAATAGGAAACATGGAATTAGGTATAGCAATAGAAATCTCATCTTCATCAAAGGCTAGACCTAATTTAGTTTTCACTTCCTTATTTACCTTCACCAATTTCCAGGTATCGAAATGGTTCCGATATTGCGGGAAGAACTTCATTTGATCCTGAGCATTCTTGATTAGGAGTTCACGCAGAAGTTTCAATGCTTGTTTCATATCAACCTCAGAAAAAGGAGAGTTCAGAAACTTCAATCCAGCCTTTCTTAGACAGAAAAACAAAGTCTTTCCCATTTTGTTTAGACACTTGTCCAATCCTAGGGTTATCGGGAAAAACCACAGGGACTGGAGTTACCAGGACCCACCCATTCTGCCAAACTTTCTCCACTCCCTTAAACGTATACACCTTTCCGGGAATAGGATAGAGCGGCTCTGGAGGTGTTTGAAAGTACGTAGGCGTTCCTTGAGTTTTAGGACGTCTATCAGGCTGTAAGGAGAGCGTTAAGTTATCACGCTGGCAATAAAATCTGTCACCCATCTTTGTTCCCCTTTTCGTAACTAGGAACTTAGTCTACTTGAATTTTTCCCGATGGTCAACCCACTTTTTGAAATTCTTTTTCACGTCCATGTGACAGATCACCATTGAATGGGGGTACTTTGGTGAGCTATCAGGTAATCATTTGTCTTAGAAAATGGTTTAGAACCAAAGAATCCCCTAGCTGCCGAAAGAGGTGAAGGGTGAGGAGAAGTTAAGATTAGATGTTTCGTTGTGTCTATCAGTGGTTTCTTCTCCTGGGCATGGTTTCCCCAGAGAATAAAGACAAGGTAGTGGTAGTTGGAAGAAAGGTTAAAGATAATCTCATTGGTTACTTTATCCCACCCTAAGTTCCTATGTGAACCGGCTTTTCCTGATTCTACGGTTAAGGTAGTGTTCAACAGGATAACCCCTTGTCTAACCCAAGGTAAGAGGGTTCTGTTTGGGTAGGATCCCGGAATGTCGGTTTCAAGTTCCTTAAAGATGTTGATTAAAGACTTAGGAATCTGACACTCTTCATTGACTGCAAACGCCAACCCATTTGCATGACCAGGAGTTGGGTAAGGATCTTGACCCAGGATAACTACCTTGGGAGTCTGCACTAGATCCAAACACCTAAATAACTGATCAGGGTCAGGAAAAACATCGACAGTCTGAGATAGCTCTTTAAGAGACTTTACAATCTTTAAGGTAAGTTCTTTACCTTCAGGAGAAAGAAGTTCATTCCACCAATTCACACTCACCTCCAAATAAATAAGTAAAAATTCTAAGGATTACACCTATGCGAAACATTCAAGAAGTCAAGAAAGGATTGAGTTTAGACAATGACTCTAATATCTTATTTAAGACGGGTAAGTTGGTTGCTAAGAACCCAGTAGTTAAGTTTGTTGAAGGAGAACCAGAAGACTCAGGAGAAATAGATATCGGGAAGATAGTCTCTAATGGATTGGAAGATATGTTCGGGGTGTTTGAGTTTGAATGCTACTACCCCATAAACTCCAAAGAAATTGCAGTTTTAGATTTATCTACTCCCTTCTCCGTAGAGAAACTAATAGAATTAGAAGAACTCTATACCTTTCCTAATTCAGAAGTTGTTTGGAAAGATTTATTTGACTTTATGGATTCCTATGTAACCCAGGAATCTTCATTCAGTAGCGACAAAAAGCATAAGGTTTCTGATATAATCTCTAATCATATTCGGGATGAAAATTGGGACCTAAACAGTATTGAACACACGTTTACTGCTGTTGAACGCCTCTTGGGTACTGCAAGTTTTAAACAGATTACAAAAGCATATAGTTCACAGTCTGGATTTGAAAACTGGAAAAAGGTAATAGCTAAATTTGATTTAAATCTCTCTGTGTTTTGTTTCTATTCGTCTGATAGTAGATTCATTATGAGACCGAATACCAATTATGACTCAATCGATGAACTTAAAGATATAGCTGCAGATCTGGTTAAGCAGTTCAAAGACTCAATTTTCGCTTCAGATAGAGTAGAAGTACATTTAACTAAGGAAGAAGATGCAGAGTTTAATGGGGCTGTCTGGAATGTTACTGAGGATATGTCACTAACTGAGAGATTCCCTAATTATACTCCAGTAGAGATAGTTTCAAGGCGGATTCCTTTTACCCAGTTAGGTAAAGCCATTCAGTTCATGAGTGCTTTGTTTGACCGGTTAGGGGTAAAGACAACGGTAAAGACAGGACTACATCTAAATATCGGCTTTAACTCCCATACGGATATAGACCTGTTAAAGATTGTAGTCTTAACCGCAGATGATTATGAACTGAAGTTGTTTGATAGGGCGAATAATCAATATTGTAGGTCTCAGATACAAAACTTAGTTGAAAATAAACGAGTGTCTGTAACCAATGAAAGATCTATCAAAATCTTATGGGAACAAATAAAAGCTTTCAATAAAGACAAGACGTTTCCTGTAGATACCAACTCTAAGTATGTAGCCGTAAACTTCAAGAAATGGGTACAACCATTTCCCGGGCTAAAGCCAGTACTCGAATTCAGAATAATGGGTGGAAAGGACTACCTTAAAGATGCTGCTAAGATCATCCATAGATCGAATAGGTTCTTCTACATTATGGCGGTAGCCGGGAATAGTGAACTTTACAAGAAAGAGTACATTACCCGGCTTTTGAGGATTTCAGAAAAATCACAGGGTAAGCACGATAAAGAAGATACTGAGTATTGGAATGTTGAAGCCCTGGAGTCCGCATTTAAGAACATGTTCAGTAGAGTAAAGTTATGGAATGAGAAAGACGTAGAACTCAATCAATACAATCTAGAAGATTTTCGAGATGAAATTCTAGAAATCATTAGATTGTCAGTAGAACGGGTTCCCTTCAAACTGTTTAAAACTCTTATCAATCCAGCTATTAAAGAAATCTTAAAGAATAAACAGTTAAAGGATTCATTGGAGAAGATCAAGGATGAACTCAAAGAGAGTGGGTCTAAGAAAGACCTTGCTGTGATGACACGGTACTTCTACCCCAGGATTATTCAAGATACTGAGACTGTAGGGAAGAAATCCAGTGATAAGGAGGTTCAAGATCTTGCTGCCCAGAGCAAAGATGTCGTTTTTGACCTTTCTAGGCAAATTGAAGAAATTACTAATCTAGTAGACCGGTGGAAGGATCCTAAACTGAAACTAGGAGATGCTGAATTACTTGAATTCAATAAGGTCATTAGACAACTCATTAAGATTCCTTCTTACAAGGTTGACTCGGGGGATTTTAGAAAGTTGACATCCTCTGTCATCAAACGCATCTACCGGAATAGTCAGCTTAAAGAGTTTCTTAAACAGATTCGAGAAGAACTTAAAGGTACGAGACATGCCATTGAGTTTAATAGGTACTTCTATGGCTTAGAAAAGTAGTTTTTTGGATCAAAGAAGATGCAGGATGAAGTTCTAATGTCTTAAAAAGTGTAATTTTTTGTCTGAGCATCTGAAAATTTTTTCTAAACAAAGGACTTATGAATCTCATGAAATTGATTACGTTTAAACGAGCTTTATCGGAAGCCAAATATGGTGAAAAATTCGATAAAGACATAGCTAGTCTAATGAAAGGATCCCCTCTCCTATCATTTAAATCTGGAAAGAAGGTCAACTACCGCGCTGCTAAAGACAGCGCGGCTTGAGTAGTTCAAAAGACTATTTAGGTCATTAGAGACCTCTTAACAGAGATTATCTAATTTAGTAGTTGATAAGACGCCTACCATCAGGTAGGAGCCGGTATACGGTGAGAATAGTTAACGTTAATATTCTCTGAGAGCGTTAGGGTACATTCCCAGTCCTAATATCCTAAGCCGATGCCAACGTCGAGGGAAGTTTAACAACGTTTCCATTATGGGGTTATATCCATATGCACAGATGTCCAGTTCGTTATCAAGGCAAACCTTTAATGCCTATGAAGTCTTCCAGAGTTAAGAAGTTCATAGACTCCGGTAAAGGTCGTATTCGTTACGATAGGAAGTTACGAATCCATTATCTTCAACTTTTAGTTGATCCGTCAGGTGAAGATACTCAAGAAGTTCACCTTGGACTTGATCCAGGTTCTACGTTTGACGGTATATCAGTTGTAAGTTCTAAATGTCATCATGTTAATATAGAACTTATTCAACGTCCTAAGAAAGGTAAGAATGCCATCAAGACATTTAAAGCTCGTCAAGCATCTAACCGTCGGGTAAGACGTTGTAGGTTAAGACATCGTAGAATACGTTTTGACTATAGAACATCTAAAAAACTAGCTCCAACGATTAAAGCTAATGTTGACTTCCGTAAATGGGTAATATCTAAGCTAATTAAAATATATCCTATATCTAAGATTGTAGTTGAAGATGTTAAATTCAATCACTATGCTAATACTGATGGTAGAGCTTTTAGTTTAGTTGAACAAGGTAAACAAGAGTTATATAGGTTTATCAGATCTCTAGGAATTCAGCTAGAAACTTATGACGGTTTCAATACTAAAAAACTCAGAGTTAATAGCTTTGGAGTTGATTTAAAATCTAAAGCTAAAGATTCTGAAACCTTTGAAGCTCATTGTATTGATAGCTTTGTACTAGCATGTAACAAATCTAATGTATTTGATATTAATACTGGTGAGATATTTGAAGATCAACCTATTATTACTAACGAACTTGATATTAATAGAAAAGTAACTTTCATTGAAAAGATAGTTAAAGTCAGAAGATGCCTGACTAGAATTAGAGCTTTGTACAAGTCTAACAAACGTCCAGAAGGTGCTAACTATTATATCAAGTTAAAAGGTGGAATTAAACAGATTATTACTAAGTTAGGTAAGAGAAACGTATGCCGAGTAAAGCCTGAAGGTATTCATAGCAACCATCCTAAACAGTGGATTTACATCGATAATGGAAGATCTGAAAGATACAAATGTAATACTGCGCCTTATGGTGGAACTAGATTACATGGTAAGAGTTTCTTTAGAAGTGGCGAATGGGAGAATAGGTCGGTATGGAATATCGCACGTTAAACCATTCTAAGTTCTTACTATTATTTCACACAATATTTGTGGTTAAGTATCGTAAGAAGCTCTTAGTTAAATTAGGAGACGATGTTAAATCTATCATCATGGATATAGCTGCTGAATCTGATTTCTCTATTGAGACTATGGAAGTAGATGTTGACCATATCCACATGTTAATTAACTCAGTTCCAAAACTATCTCCATTATCTATTGTTAAACGTCTTAAATCTATGTCAACTCATAGAATATGGATTAACAATTCTGCTTATCTTAGTAAGCATTTTTGGAAAGAACATACGTTTTGGTCAGATGGTTACTTTGTTGCGAGTATTGGAAATGCTAGTCAAGAAACGGTTAGACAATATATTGAATCCCAAGGTTAATAGATCTGGAGCGCATTCATCCGACGCTCCTAAAGAGAGCGCGGTTTTCTGCGCTCGAACTTCTATAAAAGTCCAACTATAGTTGAAGTTGATAAAAAATATCAGCTTGAGACTATGCCGGTATATTCCTGGAATACGGACAGAACACAAATTCTTAAAATTTCAAAAACTATAGAGTATGAAGAAGATAGTTTTAAAGTAATAGCTAAGGATCTAGAAAATGAGTTTAAAGGCTCAGTGTTTGAAAGTACTCCAATAAAGGTAATCCTAAATCCTAAAGAAGATTCGACAAAGAATAAAGCTATCTGGTATATAACTTCAGATTCATCCTTAAATGAAATTTACAGAGAAGATGGGTTCGAAAATTATAAGTCGGTAGAGTTTATCACAAGGGCTATCCCATCTAATCAACTTGTTCAATCTATAGATTTTATCAGTGACCTATTTGCCCGGAAGAAAGTGATAACCAATGATGAGTGTTCAATGCACTCCAATATTGGCTTCAAAACAACTAGAAATTTAGACTTGTTAAAAATAACAATCCTAACTAAAGATGATGAAGAGTTAAAAACCTATGGAAGAGAAAACAATGAATATACGGTCTCTCTACTAACATCCATAAAAGATGCCTCGACAATAAATGGTGAAGCTATAAAAATAATTCAAAAAAATCTAAATACCTTTAATAACATTGATTTTTCTAAATTCTTAAATACCGCCAACAAAAAACAAGCTATAAACTTTATAAAGTGGGTTACTCCTAAGACAGGATATGATCCTGTCTTAGAGTTTAGGATTATAGGGGGAAGTAACTACCTCCCAGGAAAAAAATCTAACATCATTAAAAGCATACAACGGTTCTTTGGTATAGTTGCCATTGCTGGCGATCCAGAGCTTTACAAACAAGATTACCTAAGAAAATTATTCCTTCTCTATAAGGATTCTAAAACCAATGAAACCGATAATGATAAACCTAATAAAATCAAAACTGTTCTAAATAAACTTAATGAACTGATAAGAAAACAAACTCTATCTGATACAGAATTGAGTGTTTTTACTTATACCATCAGAACCATGTTGGATTCCTTAAAACTTCCTATAAATTTTTCAGAGTTTAAAACCGTTTCACCAACCATTAAAGAAATTTACAGTAAACCTCAGTTGGTCAGTGCTCTAATCAAAGTACGGGAAGATATTGAAACTGAGTCTTTCTTAGCCAAATTCAATAAACTTTTTCCTAAGTTAGACGGTTTAATTCACCCTTGACAATCCTTCCAAAATGAAAGGGGCGATTAAGCCCCCTTTCTTCATGGTTTAAAGTTTTCTTCGTCAAACCACCAAACATGAAGCCTATTGATGTCTTGAATGGCCTCAATTATCTCAACGGCCATTGCCACCAGCAAGAATGGCCAAAGCATAAACCGAACTGGCATGAATTTCATGAGCTCCCAAACTCCTTGCCTAGAAATGAAGAAACTCTTGAACTGATCTGGAGTAAGCATCAGAATGAAGATAGCCTCTACAATCAACCACATTCAAAACCAAATCCACATGTCTGTTCCCCTTAAGAATGAATGAAAATTTTGTATTCTGGACCTACTCGGTCTAGGCCAATCACGGTCACATCACGAACCTGATATCGTTCTGTTAGAACCCGATTCAACTCAAAGAGTGCTTCTTGGTCTCCTTCTGCTATAACGAAGAATGCCCGGTAGATATGGTCTACTTGTTCTGAGTGTTCTTGAATCTCAGCAAACAACTCAACTCGAACCCTAATTACGAATCCAGCAGTAATTACAGGTTTAGAAATGCCTTGAAGAGATAACGTGGGAGACACTACCGGAATGTAGTCAAACCGATCAATTTGCATTACCTGAAAATTTGGTTCCTGACAGTGCATGATCTTTAATGCAGTTGAAAGATCTGGAGCAACGGCGTAGAACTCAACTGGAACTACATCTGATGTAGGTTGATTCTTGGTTACCATGTGGCCAACAAAAACATCCATAAAACTCTCATTCATAAAACTCTCCTCTGACTTAGAAACTGGGATAAGGGGAAACCCGACCATCCCCTAAAGAAAACTCTATCACCTTAGAATCTTCATCCAAACACTCAGTGATGATGGAAAAGGCAATCTCCACACTCTCTGCTAGAACTCCAATAGTTCGTTGTGGTATCTTAAACTCAATAGAGGGAATGACCTCGAAGTAGTAGACTCCTAGCTTAGGAGTCTCAATGGTTTCCGGATCTTGAAAGAGGGGAATCTCTTTGATGCTTACTAGATCATTTTTTCGGGAAATCTTAGCAAAGGCATCTTGCAAGGACTCTGCAAAGAGGTAGAAAGGAGTGTACGGAAGTTCACTGTAGAAATCTTCAATGATATAGGCGTTCAAGAATCACTCTCCACAACTTAGGTTGAAATGAAAGGGGCAAGTCGTTGTTCTCCTAAGGAGAACCCGGTTAGCTTTGTCTTAGCATCTAGGCTATCAACAACTAAAGAAAATGCAATTCCGACATTTTCTGCTAGGACTCCTATCTGATGTTCAGTTTGATCTTTTGATGAAACCATGAAATAGAAAGTAGCTAAGGTAGGAATTTGGAAAGTCTTTGGATCCTGAAAGATTTGAAGTTCTTTCAGGATAATTAAATCCTTTCGGTGAGCAACACGGTCTATTGCTTCCTGAAAAGAGTCCGCAAAGAGGTAGAACTGGAGAACAGGACTTTCTAAGTCTGTGAAGCAATCTACCAGGTAGGCATTCATCAAAGAGGTTTCCAGTGAGTTACGGACAAGGTGAGGTGTGAACCAGTGAATGGATCCCGCCACTCACTCTTGCAACAGGGGCACAGGTAGGCCTCGTAGGTGTCACCTGATGAACTCTTCACTACCACATCTTCTCCTGGGGGAGGTAGTTCTTCTGAGATAGCCTTCCAGCCAAAGATGAGATCCCAGTTCTTCCGGTAAAGTTCACTGGGAGGTTTAGAGATGATAGCCTCTCCAGTGATATCATTTTTAGCGGCCATGTCCTAAACCACATCAGAGAGTGAATTCTGTTCTATAAGTGACCAGAACTGTCGGTGAACCGAATCCAACGCTTGCTCGATCCCAGTAAAGTTATGGCCATGCTTGATCAAATTCCTAAGGTAATAATCAAATTCATTTAAAGCGGTTAGAAGGCTGACTGCCTTTGAGGCTAATTCAAATTCTTCAGATTCTTCAGGAAGTGTAAATTCTAAAATGCCTTTCATGGGGTTAAAACTCACTTTTCGTCGTGGTAGTTGATTTATCGGTACGAAACTTAATGAACCTAGGGAGATAAAGGGAGGTGGTAGAATCTTTATTGTGGATAATGCTGTTATAGGCTACCTCTACAATCTGGCCAATGATCCTAGAACTATTTAACAGTTCTCGTTGGGCATCAGAAAATCCAGTACCTACTGAGGTTTTAACAGCTCCATCATCACTGGCAATCTCCAAAGCTCCCATCATCCCGGTATATTTGCCTTTCCCTGGAATGATTTGAACCACTCGGAGATCAGCAGTCTTAATGGCTTTAAACTTTACCCAATCAGGAGACCGTTTAGGTTGCCAGAGATGGAACATGTTCTTAGCGACAATCCCTTCTCGTCCTTTCTCTAGCTGGAGGTTAAAGTACTCTGTGAGTTGTTCTGGGGTGTTTGTCATCTTCTGTTCAACAGGATGGATAAACTCTAAGGGTTCTTCAGTTTTATCCATTCGTTTATTCAAATCATACAGCCTAGTTGCATAGGGGATACGTTCATTCCTGTTAACCACATCCCAGACAATGAAGTGGACTGTAGCAGTCTCTTCTGGGGAATAGGTCCCCTGAATCAACTTATTAAGAATGCCATTTCCAGTCTGGCGGTCTTCATGAAGATTATCTTTAGTAAAGCAAACCAGCTCTCCATCAATAAATTCACCAGCCTTAATGATCTGTTTTATTTCAGGGATTAGATGGTCAGGGGCGGTAAACTTGGAAGAATTCCTAGTCTGAAAGACTACTGAATCCCCTTCCAGGGTTGCGTGTACTCGCATACCATCATACTTAACTTGACAGACTACATCTGGGAAGATAAGTCCACCAGCATCACTTTTAGCCAGCATGAAGTCACAAGTTTCAATTAGACCTGGCCATACCTTATTTACCGTAGAGGTGGAAACTCCTACTCGTAAGTTCCGAGAAAGGATATCCAAGACAATCTGTTGATCCATTACGGTTAGTTTTTCAATAACGGACATAAGCTGATTCTTAGCTTCATTACCGGTAACTTCCCGAGTTGCCAGTTTGTTCTCTAAGAACTCTAATGCTGTTTCTAAGTCTGTATCACCCCGGGTGTAAATGATATCGTCAAAATGTTCAATACCAAAGTTAAACTTAGGATGCAAGGTTAGGTAGAATACCCTCTTGAGTTGAGGGTTGTCTTTATGACGATTTAGAATCTCTAACTTCTTTGTCCGTTTAGTAGTCTCTTCAAGTTCCCGGAGAATTTCATACACGTTGGTCATTGGGATTATCCTACTTAGCAGAAAGTTTCAACATCCGGTTACGCACTTCCACTCTGGAGGTAGATCCGGAATTTTCCCACTTGTTGGTGTTGGGATTAAAGATTAAAACGGGTTCATTCTGACGGTCGAACAGTTTAAGCATCACGTTTCCGGTTCCGATATGGAGGTACTCCACCACAACCCCACCATCCTTCCGATATTTGTTGGTGGTCCAAGACTTAGTGGTGTTCACAACCACCTTCACTTCTGGTTTGGCTACAACCTTTTCCACGGGTTGTTCAACGGTAACTAGGCTGGTCTTAGCCTGATTTGCCGGTTTAGCAGTAGAGTTTACGAATTGAATCCGAAGATCCTTATAAATGTTTCTCCACAGTTTCTTATGCCCACGAAGATCTTTTCTGTTTACTTCAGACCGGGAAGAAAACAAGATGTCGGCAACTTGTAATGGGGAAACAAATTGAATGGCGTGGGCTATCTCATGGGCTACTAATGCGGATAACGACTTTTTCCAGTGTACGTTTACTAAGGAGCCAATCACTTTATCAAAAGCAAAACTGGGATATTCCGGGAAATCACAATTCCCATCAGTGGGAACCGCTAACATGTACCACTGCATCCCTAGTTGAACGAACGGGACACCTCCATTATGAGTACCACCCCATGACTTGTAGGTGTTAAACTTAAGTTCAACGTCTACTTTAAAGTCGGGGATACCGTACTTATCCTTAGCATATTCTTCCATCATGGCAACTTGCCGGTGTACTTCTACGGTTAACGTTGCTTTGGCTTCTTGCTGGTTCATTTTTGGTTCCCCTTTGTTCATCCTATGAATGAATTATAGTGGAACCTAAGGGGGAAGTCAAGGATCAGTTCAAAATAAATTCATAAAAATGTGACAGTCAGGGTGTCACCTAAAACTTACGTTTACGGAAGCCATAGCGTTTGTCAAAACCATGTTTCTCTAACCGTACTGAATCAGAAACTTGTGGATGTTTCTCCTCTGGGATGGTAATCCTGGAAAGAAACTGGTCTAATTCTTGGTAAGTGGAAAAGGCATCTTTAAACTTAAAAAACTTAAAGTCTTTTAATAATGGATTTAGGATTAGTCTGGGAAGTTTTTGTGGGATGTACGCATAAGAGTCACTCTTAAGTAGGAACAGAGGTGTCTGGATCTCATTCCAGACAGACATAGGAATATCAAGATTGATTTTGCTAAACAAGTCATAAATCTGAGCTAGCTTCCATCCAGACAAGTGGATAGAGTCATCAGAAGTGAAACTCTTAAAGGAGTAGAAGAAATCTTCAAAAATCTTCACATTATCCCGTCGTTGAACTCTAACTAAAGGAACACACCTTCCCCCTACTCCTAGTAGGATGGTCTCGATGGTTAGTTCTATTCTATCAGACCATACTCTTTGAGAACCAATTAGATTCCTATTCAAACCTATCTCTGAAACTATTTGATTCCTGACAGTAACATCAGAGATTTCAGTATCTTCTCTAATCCAAACCTGTTGACCTGGTATGCCAGAAAACTTCTTTCCTACTGAATCATAGAAATCAGTGAACTTTGAGATTATCTTCATTTTTTACATTCCATCTAGATCATTCACTAACCACCTCCAATCTGTGGCATCATTTAAATCCAGAATCCTATCATAATCAATGCCACTTTCATGATCAAGCGAGTGGTAGTAGGCCTGGTGAGTTTCAAGATTTACATCTAAGGAAACCTCAAAGTTCTTGATATCCCATTCAGCACGAATTCCACCTTCATAATTCGTATAGAAGAACGGGAGCCTTCTCCACTTTGGGTAGTGTTCACCAAAAGAGGCAGCTAACCAATCTAAACCGTCTGGATCTGGGCATTCAGATTCGTGATCGGCCCAGTTGTCCAGGATAGCCTTTAATTGTTTGATAGAAGACAAACTCATGGTAGCACACCTAGAAAGAGGGGTTGAAGACACACCGAAGGCTGTAGTTCTTCAGATAGTTCTTTTTCCAGAACTCAATAACGTTAGGCTCTTTGCCTCGAACTTTAGCCATTACCAGTGGGAAGTAGCTGGAGTCCTTTACAGAAAGAGCGATCTCCTTAAAGGATAGTCCAGAGACAGAAGACACCAACGTTTCTACCTCACCTTGAATCGTGGAGAGTTCGTCAATGACATTGGCCTCTATCTTATCCACTAATGATCTATCTAAATTGGATTGGGTAATCACTCCAATGATATCATCCAAAGTTTCATCTACTACTGCTTCTGCTATATCCCGTTCTCGAATCTCAGTATGAATCCGATGCAACCGGAGATACTCTTCGGTCTTAACCTTTACCTTTGTTCCATCATCCAAGATTAGAACAAACCCTTCAATCCCCTTTGCTGTTTCTAGTAGGCTCTTTACTTCAACCCAAGAGTAAGGAACAACTGGGATAACCGTTAAGCTGGGACTAAGGAACTGTTCAGCTATACCAGACAATTCTGAATAGGTCATCTCTTCCCCTGAGGAAAAGGATCTCGCTGATAGGAGGGTAAACTGGGGAATTGGGCCATAGTCTAAAACAACCTTAGAGTCTGGGTGAGTAAATTCAAATAAGGGAGTATACCCCATCTCTAAGAAGATTCGTGAAAGCTCTAAGACTTCCTTAGTAACGCATTGATTAGCCAGGAGAGCTACATCAGAAGAAAATGACTTTTTCGTTTTAAAAACGACTCGTCCTAAGGAGGACAGTACTGGGGCTAAGAGTGATCCATCTCGTTTTTCTTGAATCTGAACAATCCTATCTTTGATGGACTCTAACCGAGTTTCAGGTCTCTCATTAAGATTAAAGAACTTTCTGAAACACGCACAAACGCACTCTCCAGTTTCATCATAGACATTACCCCGAGCTTCAAGCGCAGCAGGATTATCCCAGAGTTCGGAGTTTGAAATCATGTAGTGGACGATAGTCAAGGACTGTCCATCCAAGACTTCTTCTTTGAACCGAATCATGGGATCAGCTCTTAAAGACTTTAATTCAGAAATGTGCATGTCAAACCCACTCGTTGTGAATGTTGTTGCTATTCAATGAGGAAACAACTTGAGTCAAACTAAAGAGATCCTTGATGGGGAGATAGCCATGCCGGCGTAACCATCCATTAAACTTCTCTTTAGCTTCTTCTAAGGTCTTAGCAGTGAAACAGAACCGTTCTGAATTAAGTTCTTTGTCAAACACTTGGAAGAGATTTTTAGGTTTCATCAGCATCCCCTGTTAAGTTCCAACAAGTTTACTGGTTCCTCAAGGGAAAGTCAAGATTTATTTTTTTTGGAAGGAAAACAAGTGATTACCGAGAAGGTACTAGGTGGTACACATTTCCAATGGAATCAGTAACTTTCACCTGGGTAGTTTCTGAACAGAACAACTCTGCTTCCTCTTTGACAGCCAACAAATTGTCGTGTTTAGCGACAAATGAACATTGATGCAGAAGTGTTGGGTGGACTGAATCCTTAGGTCTCACTACCTGGTAGAGGTGGATGCTGAACAGCAACTGGGTCATGGGCTCATCCAGAAATCTAAAAAGTTAAGTACAAAGGATCTGCTGTAGGATGAATTGATTAGATGCCCAGGACACCCTATGAGTTTCAAGGAGTGATCCAGACCAATCCCAAAGTTAAATTGTGTCATAGTTAACTCAGGAACTAAGGAAATCATCTTGGAAAAGGCTTTTTCAGAAAGAGCCTGAATCTCTTCAAAGAGGAACTTCCCTAAAATATCTTCAGCTACTAAGGGATCAATCCACTCCCCGTAGAAATCTGAGATCACTAAGGAACCATTAAATTTGGTAAAGGTTAATGGAAGTGGATCAGTTCTTTCTTGAAGCCATGACCTATCCCTAATCTGATTCGAATCAAAGGATAGACGAGAAGTTTGATCATCTGCAACCACTGCAATAGGCAAGACCGTCTTTAACTGTCCTAACCAGGATAGAGAAAGCATTGCACTCGCCCTATTCAGTAAGGGATCTTTCAAGGAGTGAACAACTAACAGATCACACTTGGAATCCACTTCATAAAGATTCCAGTTGCTGGAGATGATAGACAGTAAGTTGTGAAACTGGGTGTCTGAAGTCCTTTCTAGATGAAACGGTCTGTCTGTCATTGAAACCCCTTAGGAAAAGACAGTTCTAATTCTTTCTTGAAGTTTGGTGCTAACCTCAAGTGGAGACACCTCTTTTCTAGGTCTACCTTCTAACCAGTCCTGGTAAGCACTCCATAACGACCTATCAAGTTCATTGCTCCAAGTTAGTCTATTCTGAAATGTAGCTTCTTTGTGGACTAAGAAGTTAGACGTACCTAGGAAGGCAAACAACTCAGGTGGATCTTTAAAGCCACGTTCCCAAGTCTTTGAGCTTAAATCTAAACTATCACAAACCTTTAACCAAGAATTGGTAATTACCTGATCTCCACTAATCAATCCCTTGGGAGTCAAACTAAACTCCAAAGGGGTTAATAGTTCATTGATCAGAAATCCGGCATTAAAGGAGTAGAAGGAATAACCCATAAAGAGATCCTTCATTTCAGATTCAATTAAGACTAACTTTACTGGTCCAGAAAATACCGAATCGAATAGTTCACCAAACTCACCTGAGTTAAGAACCCGTTCGACTCCATTAAAAGAAAGGTTACTGTGCAAGAGGACCAGGTGAGTGAAAAAGTCCTGGTCAAAAAAGAATGCAGGTTCAACAACTATACCTTTACAATTAGGAAACTTACTGAGAAGGTACTGTTTAACCTGAGTAGACAATTGGTCATGGCCAAGACGTTCATTGACATTCAACATGGGTCAGTCTTTTTTGGTCTTTTTCAGTTTGGCGTGCAAATGAGCTTTAAAGATGTTGGTCACAGTTCCCCAGAACATAGGGGAACTGACTCTGATAAACTTCTTAGTTATCTTTTTTGCCTTAGCCCAAATTCCCTCTACGGCACTTATAGAAATATTATGGTCCTTTGCAACTTTTTTTAGAAAGGGTGTTGGCATTGTTCTTCCTTGGGTAGTCAATAGGAAACCGCATGAATTGACGGGGTCTTGAATGAGTGATAGTCATCTGCTTCCCATGAAACCCGGCGGTTTCCACAAGAGCACCGGTGACTTTCTCCATCCCACCCGGTACAGGATTCATCGCAGGTGTCAGTTCCATCAAAGTCGAAATATCCGCACCGTTCTTCTATGCGGCGGTTAACTTCTAACTCGGCAGCTAAATTATTTGCAATGTTCACCGCATTGATTAGGGTAAAGTCAATTCCAATGACTTTTCCATGTTCCTGAAGGAACATCAAAGCCTCTTCAGTGAGTTTTAGTTCCTCAACCTTCTCACGTTCAAAATATTCTTTGGCTTTCTTCTCTGCCTCTTTGTGGGCAGTAAACTCATCTTGAAGCTTAAAACGGTAATTAAGATTTTTCGGTTCACTGATGGTAGTGTTCAAAAAAGTGATGAGTTTTTCTGGAGTTGTGGCCTTATTTTTCTTAGCTTTGGTGTCACACTGGTAGAAGAGTCCGTCCTTCGCAAATGCAATTACCTTAGTTTTCCAGGTCACAAACTCCTGAAGAAGGGTACTGGCTTCTTTAGCCCGAAGTTCAGCCTCGTTCAACATTTCTTCACGTGACTTCTGCATGACCTATCTCCAATTAACGTTTGATTAGTCCGATGTGCTTCTGCTTTAAGAAATTATCAACTCTTTCTGCCCGAGTGAGGGTGGTGTCTTTAGTTCCGGTTTTACCATAACCCGCTTCCGTAATCTTCTCTTTTACAAGAGCAATAAGATTTTTGAAAAAACTAACAAATATATATTTCCCCTTAGGCTGAAGATTATCATCCATATACCTCAAAGAAAATGATGCCCTAGAACTTAGGTAGTTGATAATTGGTTCAATTTCCGTATCAGAAAAAGTTTGGTCTGGGTGTTTTGTATTCCAATTTGCGATGTAATTTGTAACTAAATCGGTAAGTTTAATCGCGTCATTTCTGGCGGAATAATCTGCCTTTTCACTAGATTTATCCAGCTTTTCATTGATGACTAAATCTGAGAATGTTTTCATTTTAGCCTTCTCGATAGTTTTTCTTTATTTATCGATCCCTGTCGAGCCAAATCCAGCAGCCCCTTCAGTTGCCCTAATTGGGATCTTAGCGTCTTTGGCGAGGCGTTTCCATTGAAACTGAGAAGGAACCTCATAAGCATCCCAGAATGGGGGAGGCTCAACTTCACCTGAAAAAGACTCAATCCAGGAATTAAACAGCTCTTTAACTTTTGACAACATGGCATTCTCCTAAAAAGGGGGAGTTTCCTCCCCAGGTTTCTAATTCAAATCTTCCAGTTCTTTCTTCATTTGTGTGAAGATTTCATCTGGAGTGAGGTTTATTGAAGAATCAATCTTAGTGTAGAGGGAAAGGAATGTCTGAACTATAGGATTCGGGAACCGGGACAACCCCAGAGTCAATGACTGTACCACATCTTTAAAGATACTGTAGGTCTCTATAATGGCAGATAACCTACGGTTAGAGATAAAATAATCAATAGACTCTGATTTGTAGGCAGAGGAAACGTAATCTACAAATTTGACAAGATTATCAGCGAATGCCTTATCCTTATCTTCATTCATTCCCAAATGATCCATTTTCTTATTTACGATTTTCTTCAATACCGCAGCACTTGGAAAGTCATGTTCAAACATAATCTTGAAACGTTCCAAGAATGCTTCATTAAGAGCCTGGGTACCAATATGGATTGAGGATTCACCAAAGCCCTTAGTGTTGCCAGTGGCAATGATGTTAAATCCTTCTTTAGGAGCAAGGAGTTCTCCAGTAGGTTCAATATAGATGGGGTCACCATTTAGAATTGACTGGAGGCACATGATCTTAGGAGTAGCTAAGTCAATTTCATCAAGTACTACAACCATCCCATGACGGGCAGCAAACACTACTGGGCCTTCTTTCCAAATAGTATTGCCATTCTGGAGTGTCCAACAACCAATCAGATCATCATCTGAAGTCTCTTCGGTAATAGACACCAGGACCATTGGTCTAGACAAAGTATGACATACCTGACTAACTGTCATATTCTTACCCAGTCCAGAAGGCCCGGTAATATAACAAGGGAAGAACTTCTTAGAGTCAATAATAGTCTTTAAGGCAGTATGGAAACCGAAGGGGACAAAGTCTACATCTTTACGAGGAATGTAGGTAGTTTTGTTGTATTCTACTTGGCGGTTGTAAACAAATTCTACAACGGTAGGACTCTCCACTGTTGGACTTTCACTCTTAGGTTTTTCTTGGGGCTTTTCAGAAACTACTGGGGAAATAGGAAGAGTAGTAGTGTTGTTTACTTCTGTCAACAACTTCAAGAGAAGTTTAAGATCGTATTTTCCCCTAGAAACTCGGCAATAAGTCATAATAGGCTTGATGTAGGACGAAGGAGTACCAACCCCATACAACAATTCCTTTATCCCAGAATTGGAGAATGTTTTTTGGTACATCTCCGGGCCGTACTTAGTTTCAAGGCCTTTCAGGAAATTGGAGAACGTCTTAAATTCGTGTTGGTTCATTGTAGTTTCCAGGTCTAGGAGAGTTGGGTTACCTTCAACGTGGAACAAGTATAGTGGGTTTCGGGGGGAAAGTCAAGCACACTTTAACCAATATCCAAAAATAAAATCACCTAGAAGTGACAGGTTTGGTCACTTCTAGGTGATTGGCTGGTGAACTAGCGGGAGATTAAAATTCTCAGCGCTTTCTCTAAGGAAGTGAAATGTAAGGTAACCTCCCCCTTCAACGCAGTGATTCCAGAAGGAGATGACATGATGACAAACCCATTGACTAGAAACATCAGCTAACCCTCTTCATGGTTGTTGAAAAAGATTCGTTCAGTTTAGAACAAGTTTCTTTGCCCCACATTTTCCACATAGTTCCTTAGGAACTTTAAATGGTCTTCCTATTGATTGATCCTGTAACATTTGGAGAAATTCCCCGGCAAAGACAAACCCCATACACTCCTTGATCTCAACCCCACATTCAAAACACCTACGGTCAGGCACAGTCTTTATGCCAGAATTTAATTTTTTCTTTGGGTCCATGACACTTGGTTAAGTTCTCCAATCCAAACTCATGTGGATGATGATAAGAATAGTTGTCCGAGTGGATCTTAAAGGATCTGATTTTGTCTGATTCCTCAAAAATCTCTGCCACTACTGATATTGCCTTACCTTCTAAGGCAATAGAAATAGGCAATCCACTTGTTAAAGTTGCGGTTAGCATCTTCATGATTTTTCCCTAAACGTTTGAAAGTTCTTCCCAATCCTTATTCAACTGCATTTTAACCTGTTGTGCATCAAGAGTTAAGTTTTCATCTGATTCCTTTCCTAAAAATGTCCATAGTATCGAAGAACTGTAAAGTCTACACCTTACAGTTCTTCTAGACGTTTCATCAAAGTTGCTTTATAACCCATTTGGAGATAAAGACTTTTAGCCTCTCCACGTCTGTATTCGACAACCTCTGCCGAAGGAGGTTTCTAAAAAACCTTCAAAACTAACCCTCTTATTGGTTTTCTAAGAGGACTAAGAGTGTAGAGTTCTTACGGGTTCTACACGGTTATCTATAGTGATTTAAATTTGTCAACTATACTTTAGTCACGGCTTTTAGCACAGAATTCGATAAGGGGATCTCCTCAATTATAATCGGAGAAAAGGGAATCATTACAACGATTCCATAGACGTCCAATACTTAACGGAGTATGTCTTATTCTCCAATCTAAGAACCACTACATTATTCTTATTTCGGGTAATCATAGAAATAACAAACTCGTAATCACCATCTAGAATTTGAAGATTCTCCATGGGAACTACAAAGGTAAAATTCTTTAGATCCTCATCTTCAAGTGGCCTAATGGTTACATTAAACTCATTGTTAGCCTTATCCCGTGCATCCTTATCGTTATTGATTAAGGAAAGGCATAAGTTACCTGCATTATCCCAGAGTTTAAGATGTTTCAAATTCCTTGAATATGAATAGGCTGTTTGAAGAGAACCTAGAATATCATTGGAAACTGAGAACCGTAAGTTCTCTTCGGGGTGGTCATAAGGCTCTTTCTTAGGGGCTACGATGACAACCTCATCCGAATAGAAGAACTTAAATTCCTTTGAGTCGTTAAAGATCCGCAGGTGGTTATCGTTAAATTCAAGTTCGGCATCTGAGATTAGGCGATAATATTTCAGAAACCCATCAAGATCATAAAGAGCAAACCGACGGGGAAACGTTTCTGACAAGGTTGCCTGGGCAACTAACGTGTTTAAGGGCGTAATCGTATTCTGAACATTTGAGTTGGTAAAGATCATTCCAGGGTTGATCTGAGAGAAGTTAGACAGTACCTTTACTGTTACTGGAGATAATTTCATTTTGACACCTCTTAGTTGTTTGGGTGGTAATTTACGAAAAGGATGATGCAATCTGTTTGTAGATGTATTTAGACATAGTGTGGTTGTCCTGGGCCAGAACTTGTTTCAGTGGATTCTTAATCCTCTTTGTTTTATCCCCTTCAGTCTTAATGATAAGATGATCAAAGTGATCAAGGGTACCAAAAAAGGTGTTGTTCCTTTTAATCTTATCGTAGCAGTCCTGATAAACTTTGTTGTTGTCTGGTAAAAATCCATTGTTTGAGATACAGTTATTAAGTGTGTCGGCAATATGAATAGTTAAAATTGACAACGTAGGAAAGGCCTTTTTCAATCTAGAGAACAAGAATTCATTTCTGTCATTAAGGTTGATAATAGACTTAGTTAGCGGGTCAATCACAGTAGTTCCAGAAGTGATTGTACTGGAATCCCCCTTCTTTGTCAATCTGAGTCTGTCTGAACGTCCATCTGAAATAACGGTTAAACAGATTCGTTTGTTATTAGCTACTTTATGCTTTAACATACTAGGTAGGTTGAACAACGCATAATGTAAGGGGGTTCTCCCAAGGCATAGATTGTATAACTCACGATGTACCTCAGTACGGTAAAATTTAAAGCTTACTGCTGTCCCCAGAAACAACAACTCCTTACAGTCGTCGAGGAGAGAGGAAGACACTGTTGATAATACCTCAACTAGAAACGAGCTTTGTGTCGTTTCAACTCCAGTTACAGCCTTAGAGACAAACCTAATAGAGTTGTTATCCATAAAGGCATACACACTACAAGGAATGTTAGCCTTTTTACAAAACTTAACAATCACTATACTCTCTTTAATCAAATCAACTAGATTAGCTCTAATAGACGATGACCAGTCTAACAGAACGATAACTTCATGATTTTTCTGATTAGGCTTAATAACCGCGTGTTTAAAGAGTCTGGATGACGTTTTAAACTGAGAAAGTTTATTGAGATTGAGTTCCCCAGTCTTTACCTGATGTTGATCCCTAAAATTCTTTGCATTTTTTTGTCGTTCGAACTCAGTGTACAGGAGATCGGCAGAACGAGTTGTTGAATCATTATCCTTATAAATTTCATCAACCCAGTCAAACGTCTTTGGCATCCTCTCTTTTACAAAACTCTTAAACTGATCATTAGTAATTATGTTAGGGGTAGTTTGATCTAACTCTTCAAGTGTATTAGTCCCACGGTTTGGTGTTCTGTCCTGATTCTTCTTATACATGTCTTCAAGAATGCCATCTTTATAGATAGTAGTCTTTGCGAGTTCTACATTAAACTCATTTAGATCGTTTGCATCGAACTCAGACAATTCAGTATTTTTATTTTCACTAATTTGCTGGTCACCTTCAGTTTCAGAGTCACCTTGATCGTTTGACTCACCTGGTTCAGAAGATTTAGTCGTACCCTCTTTCCCCTTCTCCTCCTTCTTCTCACCCAGACAAAGGGTGATAAATTCCTTTATAAGTTGTTCAGACTGAGAAAATTCAGTAAACTCCTTAAGTTTCTGAATAAAGGCCATTTCCTTTTCTGAAAAGTTTATGGGGTGTAGGTAGTTACTCTTAAAGTAGACATTTATTTTATCAATGAGGTGGGATTCAGCAGTTAAGGATTTAGTAGCAGAAAGATTAAACTTCTCTCCCATGATTTTATCAAGTTCGTAAAATCCTGTGCTGAACAACTTTCTGAGACCTGGGAACTTTAATTTTAACAGGTTCTCAATCCGGATGTCTTCAAAAACATTGGCCAACTGTTTGTCAAACTTCTTAGTGATGTATTCCCAATCAGTTTTTTGGGTAAACAAGGCATGTCCGACTTCATGGCACAACATCCGTTCAAACGCTAAAACATTTGAAGAGAACGCATTCAAAAAGGAGTTTACCAGAATAGTTCTGGAGGAAAGGTCAATAGCAGCAACATCTACAGAAGAGGATATCTTCATCTGTAGATTTTCTTTGGCCATCAAGTTAACCAAGTGCTGGGTATACAGTTCGGTCACTGACTTATCCTCCTAGTGAACATCTTTCATTAAGCTGGAAATAACAAAGTTCTGAAACTGCCGTTGCTTAACAGCATACCAATAATGTTCTTGATAGTTATAATCCATGTACGCTATGAGCCAGTGGATGTAGAACATGGAAGTCTCCTGGGTTGCTGTTTACCTTTGTTGGTTGAAGTATACTTGAGGCGCCCCCAAAAGTCAAGCATTTTTTGCTGTACAGTAAAAAAACAGGTGTAACGGAAAAATGACAGTTTCGGTGAAAGAATGGGGGTTAAATCAACTTCACCAGTTTTTCTTTAAACTCTCTGAGATGTTCATGAATTTCATCTAGTGTTTTAGGCAGGGCAACCATTCCCCAGGTGGTAGTGAACTTTAGTCCTTCCCTGTCTGACCGCCACACCCGGAACGTTTCTCCTAGAAGTGTTCTTTCTGCTCCAGCTGGAACTCGAAACCACTCCTTGCTTTCTAGTTGTGCACCAAAGCCAGGACTCCAAGAATAAAGTCGTCCATCCAATCTAAAAAATGCTTTGTCAAATTTAAACATGGGTTACCTTTAACTGTTGAAAGGACTTATAGGTAATTTCAGACGATTCATTCCGAAGAAACAGTTACTTCTCCAAGAAATTTTAATGATCTTGTCATATCAAACCAAGCTGTCGATTCGACATCCCACCCATAAGTGAAACTATAGCTTGATCTTGGACGTGTGTGAGTAACTGCGTCAAAATGCCGTGTAATTGAATGCCACGGAAAATACCGTTGCATGTGATATTTAAAGTTAAATTCATCATTCTCATCCCCTAGAGGGAATGCCTCTGATGAATTTCCAGGATCTCTATCCATGAGATCCTGAAATGTCTTAAACAAAACTGTAGCATCATAGTCTGAATTAAGTTCTACAATGAGATTTCCTGGATTTACCTTATGAAGATATCCTTTTGGTGACCCCCACTGTGGCATTTCCACTTGAACCCACTTAACCCAATCGGATGTGTAGGAGTCATCTCCAGTCTTAATCGCAGTAGACGTCCAGAAAGCCACTCTTGGTTTGTTTTTTCCTGGAGGGGATACCATGCGTGTTCCAGGGAAGAAGGGGGCGGCCTCTGTTACCTCTTCAACCTTTCCAGTAGGATGTAGATCTTTTACTCCAGTAAACGTAACTGGTCTAGGAACGAAAAGTTGCAATGATCCTACCATCTTTTCTCCTAGTTCTTCTGCTTCCCCTTTAATCATCTTCAACCGTTCCCACTCACGATCATAAATATCCTGAACGACTTTCTTCTTTCTTGCCTCAGCTACAAACAGCCTGAAGTTTTTCATCTCTATTCCTTTTTAGGTGATTCCATGAATCAAAATCTATTTGCTGGGTTTTATATCACTAGTTTTGATGGGGTTCTTCACAAACATGAAGCCCCTTCTTCTATTCCTAAACCATTCAAACAAATCTATATCAAGTGTAAAAATGGCAGAACTATTTTACCTGTCTCCAACCCACAAAAAAACAAAGCCGACATAATCGGCTTTGATGCTGCAATAAAGGTTATCACTACCTTGTCCTCGAACAGTCAGGCAAACCACTACTACCGACTTACCTGTATCTATAAAGATGGACTAAAATGGTCATCTTTATTCGATATGCAAGGAAACCTAGTAGGGGGTGAGTGGCTTTAAGCTTTCTTAAAGAAACCTAGTTGGTTAAAAAGTCCTACTATAGTAGCAACCACCTTCTCGATGGTTGGCCAGGCATCCAGAAGTTCTGGGGCTACCGACTGAATCAGTTCTCGAACAAACTGAAGTTTCTGTTTACCAATGCCAGATTCTGGAAGAACTGCCTCTATAGAACGAATCAACTCTATTAGGGTAGGTAAAATTTGAACGATAAGTTTAAGTTGTTGCATGGTCTTTCCCTCAAAACAGTAATGTGCATCTGGGACTAATTATCACTTCTTCTATCCTAAACAGTTCATTTATCTCCAAATCCGACTGTAAATTCTTCGATGTCTTTTTGGTTAGTTCTGCCCAATTTACTTGGAGTTTGCACTCCGGTGGATTGTGGCTGCACCCGACCAGAAGTAACAGAAGAATTAGGTATGGTTTCATCTAGATCACTCTTATCATTGAACCCTATATCCGGGGAATCTTCCACTGTATCTCTTTTAAAATCATAAAGGTTATCAGGTAAGGCAACCCCTAAGAACCCAATAATCCCTAAAATAATGAATACCACAGAGTTGGTTTGTTGATCGGTAAGAATGAATCCAGATAAAGAAGAAACAAACAATACTAGGTTTCTTAATGTTGATCCTTCAGTTATTCGCCTGAGGATGTATTTTACGATGCTAATTTTCATGGTTAAAATCCCTTTTAGACTTTCATTTTTAGAACTTTGAACGGATAGTCAAAGTGGTTCCTGAGGTATTGAGGTTTATCCACCCCGATGAGAATGGTACGTTCTCAAAAACTTTAATAGTTCTAAAAAACTGTAGATTCTAGTCTAACAGTTCTTCTAGACGTTTCACGAAGGATGCTAAGTGATGACGAGCATCAAATAGACTTACAACCTCTCCACATCTGTATTCGACATACTCTGCCGAAGGAGGTTTCTAAAAAACCTTCAAAACTAACCCTCTTATTGGTTTTCTAAGAGGACTAAGAGTGTAGAGTTCTTACGGGTTCTACACGGTTATTTATAGTGATTTAAATTTGTCAACTATACTGTTCTATTTAGTGAAATCTAACTCCAGGCCTCTCCAGTCGGAACTAACACGTCATCTGAAAAGTCCTGGAATAAACGTTCTCCTGTTTCAACCTTCTCAATTTCAAGATCAATGAATGCCATGGTAATTTCTAACTCTATAACATCATTATCACTTGAATTGAACTCTAATCTATCTACATTAACTGGATAACAACTCCAGAACTTTACAGAAATAAGAGGTTTCATTTCTGATGAGTACAGACAGACTAGGGCATTTGAAAACGATTCTGGGACTACTCCATTTCTAACCACATACTGAAACCATCTAACCAGTTCCAGATAAGACTCAAAGTCCTCATCGAGGAGTAAGGTAAAGGTAAATGGGGTAATGGTAAACTGTTCCCCTGGCTCATTCAAGGTCTTAATAGAAGAGGTGGGTATCTCTATTGCTTGAATCGTCATCTCTGGGATTTCGAACCGCGAACAGAAGAAGTTGATATTTGGACACCGCTGAAAGAAAATCTTAGCCCTGGTAGTTCTAGCTAGATTTAGATTATTCGGCACAGTAAAGTAATCTTGAAGTTGGGTGTAACTGAGTAGATCAACGGCCATAAGGATTCCTAAAGGGTTAAACGGGTAAAGAGGTCTACCAATGATACTGTTTCTTCTTTATCATCTTTAGTCACAGTTACCTTAGTATCTCCTGTTAAACATTCATCAATAAACAGAACTGAGATTGAAGCAGAGCGAATAGAGGATGCTGATGAGCCAGAAGCAATAATTCTTGACCCATTCTCCAACTCAATAGAGTTCTTGTTCCATTCTGTTACTCCTTGCTGAAGAAACTTTGGTAGATTCTGATATGCTACCTTTACCCGCAATAAGATTTCTTTAGCTGAAGATTCTTTATTAGCGAGAATAGCAACAGTCTTATTGGAGTTAAACAGAACATAATGTAGCAAGAAGATGGCTGAGATGGTTGAGTTGTGAACTAGAATGCCATCAGCAAAGTAACACGATCCCTCTACCGTTAAATCATAACAGGTTCTAAGACCTAGTTCTTTAATCGATGTTACCACAAAATTGTCAGTTACCCCAGCAATAACCTGATTCAGACTGTCCTTTGCTTTGATAAAGGTAAAGTCTGGAGTCCCTAAAAGATGATCGTGTGAGCAGACTAACGTCTTTGACTGGTCATAACTCAATAAGGTAACTTCAACAGCTGGACACTCTTCCCATTTGATTAACGAGTGGATTTGCCGAAAGCCATTCGGGGTTTCAATAAACATAGTTTCCTCAGAATGAAAGAATGGGGCCCGAAAGCCCCATTCTTAGTAACGGCGTACTAGATCTTAAACACTTTCACCAAAAGATGAACTAGACTTAGTAGCAACGAAGGTTAGATAGATGAAGTTGATAGACTTGTTAGGCTTGATTAAGAATACAGCCTTAAACTCGTTCCTGTCACGAACTGCTGGGGTATTGACTGACTCATCACAGATAACTTTCCAGCCACCCTTTTCAATACCTCTTCGAGCTTCAACATCACGTAAGAATGGAGATACCGTTAACTTAAAGATTTCTCTGGTCTGATCATCATTGAACTCGAATAAGAAGTATTTGGCTACTCTGGAAATAGCCTTCTTTAGTACAATGAATAGACGTCTTACGTTGATTCTTGAGAACGCTGAAGGAACTGATGTACCTGTCTTATCACCGAACAGGATGGTCCCTTCTCCAGTAAAGGTCACTACTGGGTTGATGCCTGCTTGATACAGATCATCACGTTCCCCAGAAATACCTGTTCCTGAAAGGGCTACTGCACCATAGTCTGAACCTGGATTCCAGGCTAACTTAACTACATTGGCGATTCTGCCACGGTTAAAGCCAGCGGGAGACCACCAAGGATCATTGGTGTAGTCGGTACGAGCACATAGACCTGCGATATCTGGATTTAAGGGCAACCAATGGAAACAATCATTATACCGGTCGTACTGATACTTCCAGCCTGAGTCATATACCGAGTAGGTTGAATCATACCCTACAGCATTCTTGTAGGTAATGACATCCTCTAACTCTTTCCCTGGATTATCTAGAACACAGGATAGAGTGGGGGAAATAAACACCACACAATCTTGTCTGGTTTCAGCAATATTGGAAATTACCCAATTTACTGTGGCTGGATTCAGATACTGTCCCATTAAGATCAATGAGATATCGATAGAGGTTGGGTTTCTAAACATATAGAAACCATTGCAGACATTCTGGATCCCAGAGTCGTTCAGAATGGCAATATCGTTATCCGAAACACCCCCAGCAAGTGGGATACGGGCATAAGGATTATAGGTTTCATCATTAGGATCTTTTGACAATCTAATGGTTACAATGTTTAACCCAGAAGGTACGGTAGTGACAATACCTGGATCTAGGGTAATGGTATTGTTGTTGTTATCCCTCAAGAAATCTGCAGCAACCAAAGTTCTCCGAGTACCATAAAGTTTACGTTCATAAACGATATCGATTTGGGGAAAGTCGGCAAGAGAAATAGCTGGGTCTAAAGTAATGACATACGTTGCAGCCGTTACTGCAACTGTCTGCTCACGAGTTACCACAATAACTACGGTACTTTCTTCATCCAGTAGATCTACATCAAAGGTAAAGGTGTCATCTGTCTCATTGACAATTACCTCATCTGCTAATACATCAATAGGGGAAGCATCAGAACCCCCTTGGTAGGTAATAACATAGGTATCACCAACCTTAATGTCTAGGAGGGAAGTAACGTCTACGACTGTGGCTACCCCACCAGTAGGAGTAACCCCACTGACTGTTAAAATCTTAGTCTGTCTGAATAAGACATCACCATTGGCAGTGATTGAATCTGGCTTGATATAGAGGGTATTACTGGAAACCGTATACTGTGACGATGAGATAGCGGAGGCAGTACCACCTGAAGGAGTATAAAGAACTGTTCTGGTTGCCCCGGTAATTACACTCCCCGAAGTTAGGGCAAGTTCGTAATCAGTTACAGTTACAGTATGAACTACCCCTGTGCCTGACAGAACCCCTGAAATATCTGCTTCACCTACCCAAATATATTCGGAACCTGCATTGATGGCGGTCTTATAATACTTTGACGAACCATCATATCTACGATCGCCTACCACAAAAGATAGACCTTCAAACTTTTCAATTACTGACTGATACGCATAAGCATCCCACTTTTGACTAGTATCAATTACCACTAAGTGGAATTCATTATCCCCTGGCGGATAGTCAAAATTGGTCTTGAAATCCCAGTGGGGAAACGCATACTTGTCTGCCATTGAGATCTTCAGGGAGTTACCTAACTCTGAAGGATACTTGGCAGCAAAGGCGATGTCAGCTAGAACCCCTGAATTTCTACGGGATTCAAATGTCTTATCATTCTTGATAATAAGACTATTGACATTTCCCACTGTACCATCTACTAGAGTAGCATTTGCATTTCTAGCATTGTCGCCAACCAATCTCACTGCTTTAAGGTTATTTCCATAGGTCAGGAAATTAGCCATCGTAAAGAAGTCTTGATAGGTAGACTGAGTAGCGTCGGTAGGGTGAATGGTGGGTTTATAAAACTTTCTGAGGATGTCTGCTTCAGAAAAAACTGAAACAACTTCTTCACATCTACCCCATTCAGAAGCAATTACGGTTGCTGCTGTGGTGGTTGATACTGAGGGAACATCTAGAGTTTCATCTCGTTCTGTGGACAGGACTCCTGGACTTAACAGATATGCCATGTTGTTGCTCCTTTAAACGTTTGTCCATTTTTTAAATCTATTTTTACAGTTTTGAAAAACTGTAAAGTCTAACCCCTATAGTTCTTCTAGACGTTTCATCAAAGTTTCTTTATAACCCAATGAGTTATAAAGACGTACAGTCTCTCCACGTCTTTATTCGACAACCTTTGTCGAAGAAGGTTTCTGAAAACCTTCAAAATTAAGCCTCTAATTGGTTTTCTAAGAGGATTAAAAGTGTAGAGTTCTTATGAGTTCTACACCGGTGTTTAATTATTTAGTTTTTTTACTTTTCATCAAGAGTCCTAGGAGTTCCCTAGGACTCTTTCTTGATTTCATTCGTCTACATGTTCATCCCAAGTCCTTACTGAAATCTTCCTCTTCTGTTTCTTGTACGGATTCTTTGGACTGAAATCTTGATAATCAAAAGAGGATGTTTTCTTCTTACGTTTTGGAGAAAGGCGAGTAACCTTATTAAAGGATAACTCTTCATGGGATGATAACTTTGTACTGATCATTTAGTTTCCTAACTCAGGGTGAAGGTAAAGGTTGAAGGGGTAACTGTTACTGTGGTTCCATCTATAGATACTACAAACTCGGGTGAGTTGAATACCTTGCCAAAAAGAATCTCATTAACCTTATCTACCTCTTTGTTTTTAAGACTATCCCACTTGATAGGGAAGTCTAAGGTTACAGGTGGGTCAAATACCGTGCCTTCTTTGGGGTTGTAGGCAATAGCCTCAAGTCCGGCTTCTACTTTTTTTTTAAAAATCTCTACTACATCTGAAGATACCGACTCAGGCAGTAGTTTGTTGGAGAACTCCTTGAAACTTAACAGTGATTTTGATTCTTCCTTGGGAGTAGCCTTATCTTCCTGACCTGGATAGAGAGCGAGTAACGAATTTTCTAACTTAGAGATATCTGATTGCAAGGTAATATCATAATACAAAGCGATCTGGGTCTTAGCAAAGAACTCACGATCAAATGCTAGATTACCTTTGGCTACAATCACTCCACGTTCTGGGTACGGAGTGAACGCTTTATTGATTTCTGACCGTTGATCAATATCAGCTAATGAATTGATCTTAATAGTAGTATCCCTGAATACAATAAACTCCAGTTTTGCCCCCTTGAAGTTGGTTTTGAGGAGAACTTCTAGGAGTTTATCTTTATCAGTAAGAGTCTTATTAGGTTCAATACTAAAGATCTTGAAGATTTCAGTAATGATATGAGTGATTGCTGCTAAAGAAACATCAGGACGTCCACTAAACTTATTGGTCTTTAAGTAGGGTTTAATCTGAACCCCATAAACAACATCGTCATTCCCGTCAATCTTCTTTTCTAGGGATGCTGAAATCTTATCCAGAACAACTCTTAGTTCAGTGTTGTAACCATCAGGAAGAGTGGCAGACAGGGTTAGTTTACAGAATGTCTTGTCTGAAATATTCTCAGCTTCGTTTGAGGGTTGTGACAGTGAAACATCTACATCAGTTATTGCAATCTTTGGGATTGAAGGTTCCAGTGGTACTTTGGGTGAATCCATGTCTTATAATCCTTGTAAGTAGTTGATTACTTTATTAGTTCTTTCTTGTCTCTCTGTTTCAGAAACAACTAATAGTTTATTGGTGAAAATGGGGTCTGACCAAATAGTCGTGAATAAAGCCTTTTGTGTATTTATCTTTTCTTCATTGACTATCCTAATACCGTCATCTTCAACTACTGGACACTGAGATAGAAACACAATCCCTTTATAGAACTCATTAGTTTTATTAAAACACTTCAGGTAGAACTCTAAGTCAACATGTTGAGTCTGGGTTGTAAGATACACATAAAAATCTAAGAATGTTCGTTCGACTAGAACCAATGAGTGTGACCCAATGAATCCAGCTTCACACTCAGCTTTGAATTCTAAAAGTTGGGAATGAAACTCTTTAATTTCAGCCAATGACTTCTGATACAGTTCGGTAACAGAAGTATTATATGCTTTGAGTAACCTTCGGGCATACTGAAGTTGAATAACTTGGTACCCTGCCGATTCAAGATCATAGAGAAGAGTACCTTTTCCTGATGAAGAGGGACCCGAAATAGCAACCAGCATTTTAGATACTTCCAGACAGCTTGATCAGTTCAAAGAACTCTGCCCGTGCAGTAGGATTCATTAGACATCCCCGGAGTACCGAAGAAACCATAAATGAATCTTGTTCTACTCCCCTAGCCTTTACACAACTGTGATCAGCTTTAATGACAACTCCGACTCCCACTGGTGAACATACCTCTTCAATAAAGTCAGCAATCTGAACTACCAACTCTTCCTGAATTTGAGGACGTCTAGAAAAGTGATCTACAATCCTATGAATCTTGGAGAGACCCATTAGGGTATCCCCATAGATGATACCCACCCAAGCCCACCCATGAATGTTCTGAAAATGATGAGAACATAACGATTTTACTTCGGCTTTGGTCACTACCATTTCATCAAGATGTTTAGTATTTGGGAAGGTGGTAATCTTTGGGGGGGCTTCATACCTTCCTCTTAAGGTTTCATTGACAAACATCTTAGCAATTCGATAGGCTGTTTCACGAGTATTAGGATCGTGGTCGGTATCAATAATCAACGACTTTAGGAGATCAGTTACTTTCTGTTCTACATCTACTAACAATTCATCATGTTCATGCTGACTAATTAGGTGAGAGATATTATCATTAGCCGTAAAAGGAGTATTGGTAGATTTTAACCGTTCAATAATAACTGAAGAAATATCGGGATTATACACAGAATGTTGAATCGAAGAATCACTAGACATGGGGGGTTCTCTCAGAGGTTTTTTAAGAAAAAAAGAAAGGATTCTAGAATCCTAGAATCCTTTGGGGATAAATGACTTCCCTGTCTGTAAAGTCCTCGAATAACTCCAATTAGTGAACAAATCATCCATTTCAATCCAACCCTTTTACACTTATTTAGTGGTTTACGTTTTTATCACTTTCCATCATCCAACCAGGTGGTAGATAAAGAGGTGAGTATCACTCCTGGGGGTAAATTAGGTTCAGCAACCCCTAATAAGGTCACTAAGACTTCTTCCGGGGAAGATACCCATGATCTGAAGTCCGATACGATATGCCAGCCTTTCCCTGGGTGAATGTTTCTAGCAGAGTCTACATTCTTGGCGACTACCACTGCAGATTGAATCATCCCACAGGTCAATGACTCGGGTGAACGTTCAAGTAAGAACAGGAAGTTATCTTCTTTTTCAGACATGTTTAGAACCATTTTTTGAAGAAGGACTTAAAGAATGAAGAAAAGGATGATAGATTATGCTTAACAGCCTTTGATTTTGGAATAGCCTGAACCATGGAAAAATACATTAGGGCTGTATCGAGACCAACCGATGAAGATAAACAACTGTGAGGTTGATAATTCTCAGTCCAAACCTTCTCGAATTGGCTTTCATCGAGCAGGTTAGTGAATTCTGATTTAAGCTCTTCTTTAAACTTAGTGATCTTTTCTGATTGTTCTGCAAGGAAACTAGCAACATCTAAATCATGGGAATAGTCGTCATAGACAACGAGTTTTACGGTACTGACTTTCTGGTTTCTATGGTCTAAGAAGGGAGACTCAACAAAAATAATCATGGCATAGTCGTCTTTTCTGGGATAATCCCTTCCCATCTGGTAATTCTCGAAGGACAATACCACTCGTTTAAATGGGCAATGTTTACGGTAGTAAGCCGCAACCTCCTCTTGGAACCTACAATGATCAAAGAACTCTATAAAATGAGAAGTAGAAGTGACAAAAGGTGATTGAACAATGGTTGTCTGAACATAGTCTGATGGATTTGGCGGTCGTTTCATTTTGAACTCACAGTTTACAGTGGATTTCAACGGGTGTCAAGAGTGACTAGTCCAGTTGAACTTAATTCTGCCAACAAGTCGTCTAAAGAGTCTTCAGTCCACTCTGGAACATTGAAGAAGGTTTCTAAAAGAATTAAGTGTCGGTAGAGGTCCTGTTTTGAACAGTCTTTAAGCACATGCAAGATGTCTAAGAGATAGTCTGAATCCATGAAGTGTTCCATTCATTTAAGAGGTTGACATTCCACTAAATGAACTACTACTAGCCTAAAGACCTAGTAGTTTCCTGTTTCAACGACACCCACCTAATGCTAGAATCATCAGAGTGAACTTCAGTGTCTCCACAGGCTTGAAATCCCGTAGTTCCTACGGTACGGAGCAGACCTAAGGACCTAATGTTCTTAGCTGCATTTTGGTCTCGATGGATTGAAAGACCACAATCACATTCAATCCATCTATCTTTCAAGGTCAATTCTAGGAGTGAACCACACCTAGAGCAGACCTTGGAGGTGGGATCGAATCTATCTATGAAGAATAGATGTTTCCCAAACTTGTTGGCTTTCCAAGTCATCTTTTCTCGAATCATCCTGAAGGGAGCTTCTTGAACCATTCTCCCATTCCACTTCTGCATTGCCTTGACATTCAAGTCTTCAAGACAGATGATATCATAGGTCTTTACGACCTGAGTGGTGATCTTCTCCACAAAGTCTTTTCTAGAGTTGGAGATCTTTTCATGAAGTCTAGCTACCTTGATTCTCTGTTTGTTCCGGTTAGCCGACTTAGGGATCATTCTACTCATGCGTCTTTGGTATCTCTTTAACCTCTTTTCCTTCTTTTTCAGAAACTTCTGGTTCTCTATTGCCTGACCGTTGTCTAAGACCAGGAGAAACTTAGAGTTCAAGTCTATTCCAACAACCTTTGAATCCGAAGTGATTTCAACCTTTGCTACATCAGGGACTTCTACAACAAATGAAGCAAACCACTTTCCTGAAGGTTTCTTGATGATGGTTACAGAATTGAACTCTTGAATGTTCTGCTGGTTCTTTATCTTGATATCAGTCTTCAGTTTAGGGATCTTGAGGTGAGTAGACTCTAAAGAACATCCCTGAGGATATCGAACTGATCCACCATTGTCTTTCTTTTTGAATCTTGGAAACCCGAAGTGTCCATCACCCTTCTTGGATTTCAAGAAGTTCCGGAGTGCTTGGTCTTGGTCTTTCAGGGTTTGTTGAAGGGCTTGAGCTACACCAATCTTCAAGAACTCGAAGGTCTCTTTTAGGTCAGGAAGCATAGAAGCTGCTTCATTGTAGAAAATGAATTTCTTTTCTTCATCATACCGTTCAGTAGACTTAACCAGAAGTTTGTTCCAGAGGAACCTCTGATTCCCGATTTCTTGATTTAGAAATTGTCTTTGATCTGATGTCGGATACACCCGTTCTTGTTGCCTGATGAACATAGGAGTCCTGTAAATAGTTTATCCTTATTTAGTTAGACGATTCATCTACGATGCTAAAGACATCGTAGTTTTCTCGTTTGAAATTCCCTATAAATAAGGAAAAGATTTCTATTTTCTAATCCTAGCCAAGGAGAACTCAATGGCCCTTTATTCTTTAGTAGACAAACCTAAGTGGCTTACTTCTACCCAAAAAGCTGCTACTGCTGCAACCCCAAGAGGTTGGGTATATACCCGTCCAGATGGGACTGCTGAAACTTTAGTGGCGATCAATAGAATGACCACTAAGATGATTCCTGTCGTTACCCGGGTGGTTACTGAATCAGCCTCTTATGAAATTGGTACGGCGGTTACTATTGTATTTACCGTTTCCTTTAATCGTAATATTAGGTCAGACGATATTACTTCCAGGTCAGTGTTAAACTTCCTTATTGACGAAGGTGAGTACGAAGCTGCCTATGTTTCTAAGACTGCTAATTCAGTAACCTTTAGATATACTATTCCCTCTAATGGGGATGAATATGCCATTATTGAATCTGCTGAAATTGGTATAACCGATATTACGTTGCACACTGGAGAACATATTTATCTTGATTTTGATGATTCTGATATTTCAGCTGATTTGACGTTCCCAGAAGCAACCGTAGCTACAGCTGTTACTCAGAAGGTTCCAGTTATTTCTGGAGTTACTACTGATAAAGCCAGCTACACCATTGGTACCGACACTGAGGTTATCTTTACCGTAGACTTTGATAGAAACGTCAAGTCTTCTGGTCTAACAGCAGCAACAACCTTAGACTTTACCATCAATGCTACCCAGTTCTCTGCTGACTATACCAGCACTTCTGGGGATGATGTAGTCTTTACCTGGACTATTCCAGGTGGTTATGCTGCAGGGGCCGCAGCTTCTCTTGATGATATTACCTTAAATACCGGAGAGAACATTCTTCTAGATTCTACGGCTAATACCGTTATTGCTGCTATTGATGCCCTTCCTGCAACCATCAATGTAGATATTGTAGTTCCCTAACCAGTAAGGTTGGTTATTGAAAAGGGGGAGTCCTAGGACTCCCCTTTTTTTCTTTTAGAGATAGACTACCGCACCCTTGGCCAGTCCTTCAGAGACCATTAAGATCTCTGCCCCTGTCTTATCTAGGGAATCTTCATGCCTAGATTTAATCCATCCCGCTAAGTTTTCTACGGTCGTTTCACAAGGTAGGATTACTAAATCGTGTGCATTCTTTCGATACCTAGCAAAGAAGGTTCCAGTAGGGGCACTATAGCCTACCGTTAACCAATCTTTACTGTTCTTAATGATATTCTCTTTCCAGATAAAAATAACATTCTCATATTGAGTAAGAAATGGGGCCTCATCTGGGATGGATAATGAGTTACCCCCACAATCAATAAGTCCCATATAAGAAAGATGACCATGATTGATATTTTGACAAGGTTCAGACGTTGAGTTCTTCAGCCCATGGACATACCTAAAGGGGTATGCAGGAGCCCCAGTCCCATAAGGACAATTCATCTCCTCACTCAGAAACACCTTAAATTCTAAATCAGCTTCTGGATAAATCTCCCCTACATTTTCTATTAGGTACTGTTCAATAGTATTCTCGATCCCTAACTCAAAATCAATAACCTTTATGGTAAAATGTGGAACAAGGCAAGAAAAGTCATCTGTTTCAATATAGACAGAATTCTTTATTGACTGAGATTGTTGAATCAAGTCTTGAGATACCCATAACTTATGGTCAAATCCACCAAATTTAGAGTCAATATAACTCTTGATAGATTTCTTTAAGGTAGAGAAATCTACCACTACCTGCTCCTGTTCTTCAATATTCCCAGTTACCCAAACTGATAGGTTGTATGAACCTCCTTGAATAGTCTCTGTGCCTGGATGAATGATGGCATGATCTATGGCGGTAATATTCTGAAAGAACAATGTGGATCTTGTCATAGTTTCCTCTTAAAATACTTGGAGTAAAATAATCGAATTAGACAACCGTGGAGAGGGAGTATCAATCTTAGTGGGAAGGGAAGTAAATATCATTCCACACCTATTCTTGTTAGCCTTTGCTATCTCAGCTAAGGTTGCTGCTTGTTTATTGGGTCTAACCCTCTTAAGTTGTGATTTAATCAAGTCAACATTCTGAAGGGTAGTACCTTTTACCGTAAACTTAGTTCCATCCTCTGCTACCCAATGAATGAGGTCATTATATTTTTCGTTAAATGCCCAAATCTCAGTTGCAGAGAGGATATCCTTCTTTTTAACCTTTGACTTTTCTTCATTAAAGACTAACTTTTCGAGTTGTTTTTCAACCGGTTTAGCCTTTACTGATCTTGTTCTTTTCTTCTTGGTGGGTTTAGCCTGAGTCTCCAATGAGACCATAGCCAAGAGAGTTTCATAAAACTTCTTTAATGCCACTTGTCGACGTTTCGAGAAGTTTGAGTATCCTTCCAGGCACTCTTCATCGGATAACCTACTTACTTCTTCAGACCAAATAGGAACCTCTTTGGCTTTAAGATAGTTCTGATCAAATCGATCTAGGGTAGGAACTGGGGGGATGTTGACTTGAGTTTGTTTGGAGTTTCCCGTAAACTCATCTACTAGGAAGTCTAACGTATTTAACCACTCTGAAAGTGAGGAAGATATAGTCCTAATCTTTACTACCTTAGGAGGAGGTTCTGTGGTCTTTCCTGGAGATGTACCTTTAAGGAATGTTTCTAACTTCTGTTTGATAACTCCCTCTTCATAAAGATCAGAAAGGTTATGACCCTTTGTCAACAAAATGCAGACGTTACCGAGTGTCTGTATCTCTACCTCTGATTTCTTGGACAATGCCTCTAAATATTCATTAGGGAAGTCAAAATCAATACAGACCTGAGTCATAGCTTTCCGACGTTGATCGGTAGTTGCTGATTGTCCCAACTCAGTAAGATGGGTAGCCAGTTCAGACTTGGACATCTTAGTAGAATTGAATACTTCCGAAACAGAAGGTCTGGAAACTCGTTTAAGTCTAGCCACGGGGGTTTTCCTCATCCTATTCGTAAATCGTAACCAACCTATGATTTTTGACAGTAAAGTACGTCCCTTCAAGAGTACCATTCATTGCCTTGAGAATGAGTTCACAACTCACCTGTTGGGCATTAGGGAGAACCTTAGCCAACTCGGTAAGAATCTGTTCGGCATCAGCGTTATCACGAATGGCAGCATAAGCCCTACGGGTTTCCATGAGAGGCTTAAAATAACGCTGAGCATTCGCCTCCTGGTTGAACGTCCAATAATCCCGGGAACTCATTTCCCTGAGCTCATTTCCAATTTTAGAAAGGGCTTCGAGGATTCCAAGAGTGCTAAGATTCGACATTTTTTTAATCTCCGGGTTCTTTTCTAACTCTTCAGACAAATTTTAACATAACTATAGTTGAAAGTCAACAACCTCTCCAAAAATAATTCAACACTAAAGTGACATCACAGTGGGATGACAACTACCCCGATAAATAGCTTTAAAGTTTGGAGGAACCATGAACAACCTACACCTACTCTCTGAAGCATTCACTGACTATATTACGTTTGGTGAACTCAGAAACCTCAATAACACTGGATCACTACTACCACTGACTAAAGGCCTTTCCAATGGGTCTGAATTCTCTATTGAAGATAAACTAGTAAAAAAACTAACTCCTTTTATTCAAAGTAAACTGGAAAGTGGCGAAGTAAAAGATTCAGACATAATGTTCACTATAGATCCAAAGATTAGACGTTTTAAGATTCCTACGGTATTTGAGCAAGAACTTAATCTTCCGATGACCTTGGTTAAAATACTGGACTCAAGATTTGCTGGATTTACTTCTAAAACTTCTACCAATACTAACTCTTCTATAATCAAAAGTGGATACAATCAAGGCGATATTGATGAGTTTGTTCTAGGATTAGGAATTCTAACCTTTCTGGTATGTGACCATCAGGAAGAGGTTATTCCGCTGGTTACTGAGGCATTATCTTCATTGGAGAGTTCCCCTTTCTCTACCACTAAAAATGGAATACAATTTAGAGTAACAGCAAAACTTAAATATCCTCAACTAATTACCTATCTTAAAGAATTAACCAGTTCACAGTTGCAGACTATCTTTCACAAAGTAGAGAAGTTTGTTAGTGGTACCAACGGTGGGTGGCAAGACGTTAAGAAGAAAATAACCTTAGGTGAAATTGAGGCTGGGGCAACCGTGTCGATTATCTCTGCGGGATCTTCAGATTCAAAAATGGATAAATCTGATTGGGTATTACAAGTAGATCAAGGAGGTATCTCATCTGTTCATGGTATTTCAGTTAAATCGAACAATAGAACATTCCATAGGTTCTCGTGTCTAAATCTACTGTCAACCTTAGAGTTCTTATCCTTATTTCAGATTATTCCTTCTGAATCTTCTACTTCATCCCTGTCTAGGAAGATTAAGTCACTTAAAGATAAGTTTTCAGTCTCAGACACCAATAAGTCAAGAGAGTTGATAACTGAAGGAAAGGAGCTGTGTACCTTTATTTCCAAATTTATTACCGACAAATTTGAACAGTTTACTGACAAAGACAAGGTTAGTAACTTTGTACTTACCCCAGTTATTAACGCTTTAAAAGGTATAGATCCATCTACCCATATCATTCCTTTTACTATTTCTGATGTTAAGAAAGGGATTTCATTTGTTGTAGGCTCTACTGATTTTTCTATAGATAGTTCTAATAAAGAATTGGTTAAGGTCTGGAATGACCTTGGAAAAAAACTAACTGTGAGTAAACGTTATGATCCAGATGGGTATCCTAAGTTAATTGTTTCCTTTGCGGGAAATGGACTTTATCAGATTAGATTTACTAAGAGTCACCTTTCTACACTCTCCCCAAAGATTACTGGGATGTTTGAAATAATTGATTTCCCTGACGTTATGGACCTCATGAAGAAAACCACCGGAAAATAAACTAGGCCCCTAAATGATTCCATTCTCCATTAGAAAATCTGGGGTTATTCAAATCCCGGAAGACAACAACACCCTAGCCTCAGTCTCTTCTGATTGGGCCCACGATCATGCTGAAGATACCACCACTCATGGTCTGTCATCCTTCATCACCAGCAAGACTGAACTAAATGCCGCATTAGCAGATGGGGATGAGATCCCACTCTACGATTCATCCACTACTTCTCAGAAGAAATCACTCCTAAGTCGGTTTTGGACTTACATTGCTGGAAAACTTCCTACCTATTCAGGGACCTTAGGGGCGGCTAAAGTTGAAACTGTAGGAACAACAGAACAATTTAGACATCAAGTGAGTCTACCCTTTTTAAACTTTAAAATTTGAGGTAATTTATGACTATTAAAGTATTATCAAACTTAGATTCATTCGCCTTTGTAGACGTCGTTAAACTCCTTAAGAAGAATTCTGCTAAGTTTACTGCCGAATTCGTATTCAAACAGGAAGTGAATGACTCTATCTACTACTTTACTAGACTGAAGAAGGAATTCAAGAAACATTCCTTTATGATAACTTTAGAAGATGTATTCCTTGAAGAGTTCAAGGCAGGGGTTATTCGGGATTATGTCTTTGAAAAGATTATTGAATTCCAACTGTTTAGGGTCGAAGATCACGTCTACAACATTTCTGAACTGGTGAGAACCATATCTGATTTTCAAGAAGATATCAATAACCAAGTTCCTTATAAAGCTAGAGTTCAGAAAGTTTCTGATCCCATTGTAGAGGATGTAGACTATCTAATTCTACAAGGGTCGGGTGACCCCAAAGAAATCTTAAACTTAGTCAAATTCACTTAAGCTTCCTTCCAGATCTGAAAACACCCAAGAAGTTTTTTGGGTGTTTTCAGCTTAATTTGGATTGTCAATGAGCTAAAGACGATGTAGTTTTGGGAATCCACTAAATAGGATAAAGTTTCTAACCTTATCTTATCAAGTAACATAAAAGGAAAAACCATGGCCGTCGTAAAATCATTTAAAGTCGGTGGATCAGCAGTTAATGGTGATCAAGCTGCATCGTTTGATGCTACCGTAGAAGAAACTGAAATCTTCTGCTTTTCCCGTAGGTATGACGTTATAGAAGGTGTTCTTCTTGGTGAATGGGCTCCCAATGTCCTAGTCACCAATTCAGGAATGACTGCTATTGCAGAACAAAGTAAGAATACTGTCTATTCTTCAACAACTCAAGTTATCTTGGTCAATGGAGATACTGGGGTTGCTGGAAGTGCGGTAACCTTAGATGCCGCCAATGTACGCCGAGAAGATTGTATCGTCCAATTCAATTGGCAAGATGACTCAGTTAATACTGCTTTATCTCAAGGGCGTTTCTATGCCTACAATAAGGTAAATGTGACTGTAGCCCCAACAGGAACCACAGTAGTAGGCTTTGAGCGGACTGCTGCAGCAGTCAATAAGAACCGAGTAGATAACGATTTAGCCGGTAAAGCATGGGATGCTGCATTTGGGATTGGGGGACGGGGTAACGCTTTAGCCCTTTCAGACCAGGTTTCTGCTGCCTCTCATGCCTTCTATCTAGGCTTCTCGGTTAAACCTACTGCATATGGTTCTTCCCCATTTGCATTGGTTGTTGAATTTGATATTTCTTAGTGTCTTTCTAGTGACTACTGTTTAAGGAGAAATCAATGAAGGAAATTTCCAAGGCAGCTTTTAGACTACTTTAGAAAACTACCTCCGTCAAAGTTCATTAAAGAACTGAAAGAGATAGACAAAGAAGAAGCCCTCTACATTATGGACAAACTTGGAAGAAAAGAGGTTGGTAGAAGGATTGCTATTGTCAAAGCCGACCATTATGATGAACTTAAACGAAAAAACCTTAGGAAACTTGAAGAACGGGAACAGTTGGATTGTGAAGAACAACGATTGTTTAGAAAACGACAACATGCAAGACAACTAGACAGTCACATCAGGTATCCAATGCGGTAATAATTTGAGGTGGGGTAGAAGGAGTTATGGAGAAATCTATAACTCCTTCTTTTGTCTTGATTTAAGATGAAGAGTGGGAGTTTTGGAAAATTAGGAGTCTGAGTTTTTTCTTTATTGATGGAGAACCACATCAGGATCTTAACTAAAGTTGACAGGGGGACTTTGTCCCCCTCATCTTCCATGGGGAACGAAGTGACCCATGGAAGATTAAAGAACACTTTAAGGTTCTTTTGCTGGAAGATTTTATGAAAGTTTTTTAATTTTTGAAGGTGGATTGTTTAAATGAATGATCTAGTTCTTTAAGGAATGATTGGAATGAATTGATGGATAGGTTTCTATCAAAAACTCATAGAACACCTTAAAAGTTTCTTGAAGACCTTTAACCTTCTTTAAGGTCTTTGTCTGCTTCTCTTCTGCTCTTTCCTTCTTCTTCAGTTCTCTTCTGCTTCTCTTCTGCTCTTTCCTTCTTCTTCAGTTCTCTTCTGCTTCTCTTCTGCTCTTTCCTTCTTCTTCAGTTCTCTTCTGCT